GAGTCACTGGCTTCTTCAGTTGCCGATGCTTGGACAACGGGACGTTCGCGGGTTACGAAATCATCGAATGCTTTTCGGAGTTCGCCCACCTCAGAAGAATGTTTGCCTAGGAGCTTCTCAGCTTCCATGTGCATCCGAGCTATATCAGAGGCTGACTTGCCTCGATACTTCTCGGGTAGATCATCTTCGGGAGTTGGCTCTACGACTTGCTCAGGCTCCGGTTCCGGTTCGCCTTGCTCGTCTTGAGCGTCCACTGCAATGTCTACAACATCCTCTTCTTGTTGAGGTTCTGTCTCGTCTATCCATCTAGCTGCCATTGGTTGTCTCCGTACCGTGAGGTATTGTGGAAAAGAAAACTAGCTGGGTGGCAACCCAGTTATCTAGTTGTTTTACCCTTGCTTTCATGCTCTCGAAGCCACTTTATGTGAGCGCCTGGGAAATCTCCCGAGGCTCCTTCGAGTTGGCACTTGACAGGGGATATGAGCCGCTTCGCTTCATGTCCACACTTGCATCGTACATGGGACACACCGCTATCGGCTAATCGCTCAAAGACCTCGTCAGTCCCTTCGCACCTGAAGTCAAACAATATGAGCATTGTCTGCCTCCGGAACTAAGAGTTCATCGTAAGCCTTCTTCGCATTCTCCTCAAACTGGATAAACCGGTCGAGGATAAGTAGTTTACCTTGATTGAAGTACAGTCCATTGCTGTCAGTTACGTTTCGGATATTCTCGATACGCTCTTGGTCAGCTGTGAAGTCCTCAATCAGGTGTTTCCATCCAGGGTGAAGGAATAAGTCGAACAGGTCTTCGTAGTACTTCTGAAGTTCCGGCTCCACTTAGCTTGCCTTCTTCCGAGGGGGAGTGGCTTTTGCGTCCTCTAGTTGCTTGACGCGCTTATCCAGATCATTCAGGATTCTGTTAATCTGTTCTACCACATTATCAAGGTCTTGCTTGCGGATCATGTCATTCCCCTTAGTAGGTGACTATTGAGTCCCGATTGTACCATAGTTTTTCCCTATTGTCAAGAGATATTAGGTACTCCGTTAACCGCTGCTATCGTACCCGGTGTTGCCCCACCAGACCAAACTAGCCCTAGGTAGCCGCCTTCTCGGACTACTGACCCGCTACCAACGTTCCAGACACGCTCCTTCTGAAGGGTTATAAAGCCTCCAGCGAGGGCTACCGAGGCACTGTTAAGACTCAGCGTCTTGCCGACTGCCATTACTACGTCAGCCCCTGCTACGTCTACTGAGGCGGAAGCAACGCCAAGCTCCCTAGTCGTGGTCAGGTCTACACTGCTGCCGGTGGGCGTGACGCTACCAGACTCTACGGTAAGTGCGTAGTCCCTGGAGAAGTCAATACTCTCTCCGTTGATGTTCCAGCTGGCAGAGTTGACAAACAGCTGCTGCCCTACGCCAATGGATACATCACCGCCAGCTAAGGTTACTGCGCCAGATTCAAGTGTCGCATACCGCTCAACCTCGAACCCTACCGAGCCTCCGCTGATGCTGAATGAACCGGACAGTGCATCGATGAAACGCTGGGTAACGTCAGTCTTGGTCATGGTGACCTGCTGACCGGAGGTGGCTACAGAGCCTCCATCGATGAACAGTCCAAGACCGGTAGTGAAGTCTACGCTAGCACCCGATGCACTCAGGGAGCCTGCGTTGAGGTCAAGGGCATGACCGCGCTGTAACCCAACCGATGCCCCAGAGACTGATACGCTGCCAGACTCTACGAACAACTCACGCGAGGCCGCTATGTCTAACGTGCCGCCAGAGGCCGCCAGAGCGCCTGTATCGACATTTAGCCCGAGAGACAGGCCGATCCCTAGGGTGGCCCCTGTGATGCCCACAGAGCCGCTCTGGAGCGCCCAGTCGTTATGGGTCTTGGTCAGCGTCAGGTTAGCGCCCGGCACACTCATGGAGTGCGTCAGGAAGTTCCAACCTAAACCACTGGTTAATGTTACCTGCGAACCTGCCGAGGTTACCGAGCCACTATTAAGACTCCAGGTTAAACCCTGAGCCATCCCAACGGACGCACCAGTGATTCCTAAAGAGGCTGTGTTAACGTCCAGCTTACGGCTAGCAGCCTGTGTGACTGACGAGCCTGCTATGCTTTCAGAGCCGGAGTTTACATCTAGTGGGAAGTTAGCGGCGAGTGGGCTGTAGTCAACACGAATCGTAAAGGCTGCCCAGTCGATTGTGTCGGCATCGTCCTTCATGTTGGCCGTATATGGCCCCTGGATCAGAATTGCATCCCAATCGCTAGCTACCGCAATAGTTGGGGCTACGGAGGGTGTTTGGTTTACAAGCGTAGCACTTGTAGCAACACCACTTGCAATTATGGCTCCACAAATAGAACCAGTAATAACGGTACCGGGATTTCCATAGGTTGCGCTGGTAGGGCCGACACCACCACCAATCGCAAAACCCAGTCCAAGACTGTCGTCTGAGCTATTGGTCTTGGTTATTGTTGGGGTGCCTACAACGGTGACACTATTGATTGTAGACCCGTCAAAATCAACAGGAACATCAGCAACAATGTCTTGAATTCCTTGCCTAGTGTTAGGATCAACACCAGTCTGTGCGGCTACTGTAATGTCCCAAATAGCCATTACTTAGCTACCTCTCGGAGAGGCACACGACAGCTAGGGTCTTCGCAGTAACCCCTGTTAGCACCCTCACCATCGGGCCAGTCTTTACAGTTCAAACCGTCCACCCACGCATCTCCTGTCGCCTCCTTGTATCGATCAGAGGCTATCACCTTGTCCCAATCATGGAGATCAAGCATGATCCCACACGCCCACCTTCTCTCGGGAGCGCGGGGATCGTACTCGACCAGTTCAGCACAGGGTTTCCCCCGTACCCAACAGCAATGGTCAGCGCCATTGCCATTACACGGCATTAACTAACAGTCAACAGGTTCGTGTTGATGGTGATAGTCAATGTCTCCGCATCAGCCAAGGTGATAGATGAGCCGTAGTCGTACCACCCAATCGCTGCGTTTGCAGGCGCAGTAGAGTTGGAGTTGTACAGGACAGCGTATTGGAATGGGCCGATGCTACCGCCAGAGGCAGTGAACACAAGTCCACCAGTAGCGTTCAGCGTAGCCGTACCGCCGGACTCGGTGTACGTTACACCAGTCAGTGTGTTACCACCAGCAGGGTAGCCACTAGCAGCCACCGGAGCAGGGTGATCAGTCAGGTTCCAGTTTACGTCAGTCGCAGTAGGAGCCGTATTGGTCAACGCGATCTTAAGAGTATCAGCAGTCCAGTCGTGAGAGCCGGAGCCGAGGTCTTCAGAAAGCTCGTTGAACTTATTAAATGAAGAAGTGGGCATATCAGTTTACCTCTATCCAAGTTTTATCAGGGTCAAAGAATATTTGTGTGGGCGAGATGGCGTAGCCGAGAACTCGCACTATAGAACCAGACGAGGCAGGACGTACCGCTGTAATACCACCACCTAACGCGACATAAAGTATGTCACCTGAAGAATAGCCTTCTGCGTCATGGTAGCCACTGAGCAGGAATCTTCCTGTTACAGAGTCTGCCATATCATCGAGTGCCATCGCTATCAGGTTGTTACATAGTGACTCAGCAAGTGCATCCGCCTTCGCCATCTTGCCCGAGGAATCTAACCGACAGACATCCCCGGCGACAAGAGCCTCACTAGCGGCGAACCGCGCAATGATTCCCTTACCGTCCATATCCAGGTAGTTGCCAGAGAAACCTCCGCCTCCACCAGATATGTACTTGTTGATGGTCACATCCCCGTCAGCTTCAACGCGAATCTCACCAGCATCAATTTCGTTACCGTCCGACATGGTGAGTACAAGGTGGTTATCGAAGTCTATGTTGGCAGATACTACACCAACCCCAGCCTCTCCATCCTCGCCATCTGTACCATCTCGTCCGTCTTTACCGTCCCTACCATCCTTACCAGCAGGGCCAGCCTTACCATCCTTACCAGCAGGGCCACGCTCACCAGTTAGTCCTCTCGGCCCTATCTCGCCTTGTGGGCCAGGGAGCTTCGAGACCTGATCAAACTTCAGCCGGAACTTATCCAGCAGAGCCAGCGTGATCAGATCACTCACCCGTCAACCTCCGAATAAGCTCTGCTTCTGCCTTAGCTTTAGCACTCTCATTCTTCTGGTAGTTAAGAGCCTCGACACGTTGCTGCTCGAGTTGAAGTTCTGCGAGACGCATCTTCTTCTCGAACTCGTGATCGACAGCCCCGTCCTTGTCCATGTCACTGTGTGCCAGCATCAGTTCCTTCGGCGCTAGCTCAGCCTCAGTGTTGTACTTGGTAGCACGTGACTGGGACTCCGCAGCCTGAGCCGCAAGCAGTTGTGTCTGTGCCTGTATAAAGGCCATCTGCATCTGCTGCTGTTGCTGCTCAGCCTGTTGCGCTTCTGGGTTAGGCTGGTTAGCTGCATCAATAGCCGCGAGTATCTCCTCACGGTTGCTAATGTTCATGTGGTCGATGATACCCTTGAGCACTGCTGATTGGGCAGGGCCGGGTTGCATACTTGACATGACCTGACTCAGCTGTCCTATCTCGTACTCCCGAGCTACAACGCTCAGTGAGGCATCGATAATAAACTCGTAGTCCTTTGCAGGGTAATCTTCTGGATTGAACTGCATGTACCCCAGTGTCATCTTATACAGCATGGGTATCAGGAACTGCTCTTGGAAGTTCACCAGTGTACGCATCTGTCGCTTGACAATGGCACCCATAGCGATACTAACCGCACCCGTTCGAGTATCACCGGCAGCCCCCATCTGAGCCATCCCAGCGTCTGCTGTACCCGTAGCCTGCTGTACCATCTTCTGCAACTCAGCAGCCTGCGCGAAGGTGATCTGGTTAACATCCCCGAACTTCAGGGGCATCAGCGCCGCTCGTGGGTCACCCTGGGTCATAACAGTCCTACCCGGTGTTACCGTTAGCTTGGCACCACGCGGCATCATCTCAGCATTCGCAGCCATCATAGGATGCGTAGTCAGGGCAAGTGCATCGATACGCGCACGTATCTCAGCGTCCAGAGCCTTCTGGCTTGAGTAACCCTTCTCACACAACCCACAGCCCCAGAAGGAGCCGGGTACTACATCCCAAGAGAATGCAACGATTGGCCGGTACTGACCCATGTAGGGGTTCGGGGCGGCCTTCAGTATCTCACCACCGTTAGCGATGATGACGATAGCCTCAGTGTAGAGGTCATCCGATAGTCCCTCCGAATCCACCCATTCCAGTTCCGCCAGCAGTTCTGTAGGTACTAGGCCGAAGTAGCGTGTAACTCTGGCCTTATCATCGGGAAGGGTTTGGATTAGCGGGTCTTTCTCAAGCTCAGCAGTTTGTGCGGCAGAGCCTACCACGCAATCGTCACGGTATACACCACTGTCCTGCTTTATCTCAATGTCGTGCAGGCTGACGTACTGGTCAGTACCACAACCCATAGCATCATCGATACAGGTTGCCAGCGGGTCAATGAAGAAGTTACGCGGCTGGATAGGTGTCAGGGTTTGCAGGACGGACACCTCATCCATCGTACCAACCTCACGCATCAGGCCATCCTTCATAGGGCGACTCTGTGGCTTTGCAGACTTGCGCTCCTCGAGGGCAATCTCACCAATACCTGTCCCGTACACAGCACCAATGATAAGCGCTTCACCTACGGCTGGACGTACCTTAGCCTTCTTCAGGTCTCTCTCGAGGGAGGTGCGGAGCTTGACAACGTCTGACGGGTCTTGGTCAGCCGGGTCATCTTTAATGTCGAAGAACTTACTACCGAATGTGGCCTGCTCTACGTCAGCTACACCAGCCTCAACAGCTTGGCGTAACGCCGGAGCAACCAGCCTACTTCGCTCACTCTCGCGTGTCTTGTCCTCATCAGCCCATACACCCCGCCACATGCGGTTGTAGGTATCATGACGGACTCGGTAGTTTGCTTCGTAGTGATCACGCCATGTTTCAACCTTCCCCATGACCCAATCAACTATGTCTGACTCGTTGACTATGTTGTCGATGTGCTCTTTAAATTCACTCATCAATACCCTGCCTCAGCGTCCAAGTATTCAAAATCATCCTGATCCTCTGTACCATCCAGGTAAGCAACCTTCGCTATCTGGTCGATATAAGACAGGGCATCGATAGTATCATCATGGGTCAGTGGGTCAGGGAACTGGCTAAGCTGGTCAATGAACTTGGTATTCCAGTTCTTATCCCGCTTGAAGTATATCTGCCCGTTCTCCAGCCTACCCTGGAGCGCCCATGCGATTCTGTCTGCTTTCTTACGGTTACCGTGGGTTAGCTCCTGCACCCCAAACCAGCGACCTGTTCTACGCTGCATGTCCATCAACGGAGACATAACAGCCTGCTTAGCGATCCCTCGCTCTATACCTACTCCGGCTGGCCTGTACTTCTCAACCAAACGGAACAGGGTCTCAGCTGTACGATCAAGAGTCCATCTCCCAGAGACTATCTCTTCAACGTACCAGTTTCCTTCATCTGTAACGTACACGACAGCGAATGCGCTATCATCCAAGTTACTCTTGTTCTTTGACTTGGCCATATCTTCAAAGCCTGCCAAGTCTCCAGCGATGTAGTATGACCCCTCATCCTTAGGTAGCTTGTCATACCACTGGAACCACTCCTCCTTGAATAGCTCACTGCCTCGAGCTTCAAAGCTGGCCATGAACTCCTGACGGAATGCGTAGCTACTCATCTGCTCTCTACGCTTCTCAATCAACTTAGGATCGATCAGCGGGTTGTCGAAGCTGGTGTAGTGGAAGGCTTCATAGTCATCATCCTTCCCCATCTTAGCTTTCATGTACTCGGCATAGAAGTGGTTCCTACCCATAGGAGAACCAATCATCAAGTACCCGGCATCGTAGTCTGACAAGGCTGGCATTAGAATCTCTTCCAATACGAACGGCTTCATGTCAGCATACTCATCCAACACCAAGTCAGCTAGCTTAACACCACGCATGGTCTCTGGACGGTCAGCCCCCTTGAGTGAGATGGACTGTCCATTAACCAGCGTAACTTCCAGGTTGTTAACGTGCGTATTTGTGATTACTGATGAGCCTAGCTGCAACAGCTTCTTCCACATTACGTCACGCGCCTGACCCTGGGTGGGAGCTACGTAGAACCGCGCAGCATCCAAGTCCTTAATCCCATCTGTCAAGGCGTTAATGATGAGCCGCCACGCCGCCAACTCGGTCTTCCCAGTTCGCCGCCCAGCAGCTACCACCAAAAACTTAGCTGGAGATTGCCACACCTCCTGCTGCCACGGCAGAAGTTGTACATCCAATGCGCTCACTGAGCATCAAAGAACGCTTTGGCGTTTCTCTCCATCCTCTTAACCACACCATCATCCGGGTTCTTACGCTTCCTTCTCCGGTACTCTTCGTGGTTCAGATACTCCACTGCTGCTTTCTTGTACTGACCAGCATCCAGCAGCTTCGCCGTGTCTGGCCCCATATCCCCGCGATACACGGCAGACATGATAGCCCTCTGCACCTCAAAGGGCTGCTTGCTGTAGGAGGAGACTACCTTACGACTACGCTGTTCAAAGACTGGCAATACTTCCGTAAAGAAGTTCTTACCTATGAACTGCCCAGTTAACCCAATCCCCTCAGTATCAATACCCACATCATCTTTGTAGATACCGGGTACAAACCCTTCCTCTTTGATGATATGCTCAGCCATAGGGTCTACCGCTCCCTTCTGACCGTAGTACTTCATAGCCTCTGCGACTGCTTGGTCACCGTGATACACTTTAGGCATCGTCATCCCCCACGGTGCTATACTCAACATCAGTAATATCGCTATCTGGATTAGCAATACTAGCTTCCAACCCACTGATATTGATTTCAATGCTCGGTCGCCCTCCAGATAGCTTGTCCTTCTCGAAATAACTCGCTGGAAGGAGTCGATCCATCACCATCTTTGTCGCAGCTGTCCAATGTTTGTGCTCTGGGTCGGTAGCTACGTCCAATAACGTACTCAATACCAACTCAGACTTGGGTGAAGCCAGCATTCGAGCCTTATACTCGTTGATTATTGCTGCATCACCGGGTGGTCTGCCCCGTTTGCCGCGATTACCCTTCTTTTTAGCAGCAATCTCGGCCTTTTTGGGCCTACCCTTCCCTCTTTTTGTAACCACTGTACTTGTATCTGTCACTAGATTGTCCTTCTATAGAGGTCTAGTTAGTTAAGAGGGTTAACTTGTGGTCTATAACCGGTGGGTATTACAAGTCCCTCATCACATTGGGCCATATGACCGAACGGGAGATAACTTAAAATCCCTAGGTCTTCTGCCCCGTACTGAATAGTGTCCGATTGTAGCATAAATATACTTGTATGTCAACTGTTATCTGCACTGGTCAGTCTACCTAGCCTACCTGTAGCATTTAACTACATGTTCTCAGGAGGCTTTAGAGTCTCCTAAGCCCTTGATTCCATTGGGGAGTTCTGGTTAGGCTGGTTAGTTCTATTTTCCTTCTATTTTGTGTCTGACAAGCACCCCCCGCGCGGGAGGCTCCAGGTCTCCCCAGCCCCCCCTGGGTTCCGAAGTAGAACTCGGTAGGTTCTGTTTAGACACTCGGTAGGTTCTGTTTAGACACTCGGTAGGTTCCCAAGTGGAACTAGCCTCCCGAGACTGGCCAGTGCCACAATAGAACTGACAAGTGCAAGGGGCTACCAAGTACCCTATAGGCTAGTCAGTCTCGACAGTGTTACCGAGTGTTACCTTAAGGTTACCAAGTGTTACCAAGTGTTACCGAGTGTTACTTTGTTACCCGTTAAGGTAACATAAAACTACTGTATATTTAACCAGGTTACCTAGCCTAAGTCACTGATTTACAAGGTAATTACCAGACTTGGCATGGTAATAGCAGTATATTCACCAGATGCCGCCACAGCGCTGTATCTGTTTCTTAACAATGCAATCGGCAGTTGGGGTTATAACTTGGTTATAGCCAATGGCAACCAGCTGTCACCGCAGGTATGTGACCAATATGGTTAAATGCCACACGGCTAATACTGACAAGTAGAACGTGACCCTAGCAAGTACAAGGCGAGTGATAACAATAACAAGTTAGTAACAGTCTGCTACCAAGCCCCAGCTGGGCTTAGGAGTAGTAACAGTGTGGCGGATGGCTAGAAGGGGCTGAACTCGGCAGAGCAAAGAGTACCACTGCGGGATATAAATACAGGCTAGTTTGCAGCCACAATGCAAACGTGACTAGACAAGTAAATTGCAGCCCGAAGCGCTTCGGAAACTTAGGAGCGCTTCCAGATGCAATGTGCATCACAGCCAATAATGGCACTCGGGAATATTCCCAATAGGAGTAATTATCATGACTGACACAAATCAACTCACTACCGATGAAGTAATTGCAATGCAGGTTGGAATCTGTCGCGGAGCGGCTGGCGGATTGCTGGCTAGCTGGACGGATGATCTGGAAAACAATGAGCACGACATTATCATTGCAGTATGGAATGAACTGCTAGATGACTCTAAGGCGCTAGCTGTAGCCCGTACCACTCTTCGAAGAGCGGCAATCAATACTTTCGGGCATCCGCTGACAGTAGTTGACGGCGAGATGGTAAAGCCCAAGGCGCGTAAGGCGAAAAAGCCAACAGCTGTCGCAGTTCGCTGGAACAAGTTAGACAAGGTACTGGCCACTGCAAAGAAAACCGCATCACCGGAACAAGTGGCGGCAATTCAAGAAGCGGTCAATAAGATTCTAGCTGCCTAACAACAATCGTTATAACCACGTTATAAGAGGGAAATATCATGGCAATTCAACACCTAAAAGCCGAAGTGGTACGTGCGGCATCAATGCCCCTATGGTACGTTAAAGTCAATGGCGTGACTGTTGACTCGGCTGATCGTAAGTGGGAAGCGGAAGAACTGGCAACCAAGTACACCCGTTTGCTTTGGAGGGGCCGTTATAACGCGGTTATAAGCAAGTGACCGTACCAGTGGAAGTATTTGAACTGGCCAGGGCTGGTGGTTTTGTAATCCTGGCCGCATGGTTAATTTTACTGTACAATTCGAGGCTATAAGTTATGATGGTATTTGTTTACGAGAGTAAGAAGGCAATGAAGGCTTGTGTCGGGCAACCGCTCAAGTATCAAGAGACTTCATTGTTTGGGGAAGAGTACGTACCGACTGGCACTATCACCGGAGCCAATCGGCCACACATAACAGGCATAGGGCGGGAGTTCTTTGCTCAGGTGACAATGCAGGACGGGCTGATCAAGTCCGTAAAGTAATCAATCGTTATAACCCCGTTATAAGCCCTAGGAGGGCAATATTATGAAGCGCAATATCCGTTACTGGTTAGTAAACGTCAATGGCACAAACGTAGCAATGGCGGCCACACGAAAGGATGCTGAGGACTTTATAGCCTCAGAGTCATTCAAGGAGACCGACAAGGTTTCAATCAACCCTACAAAGGAAGTCCGGCCTCAGCGCCGGGCCTCCTAAGTTATAACCGCGTTATAAGGGAGAGTAGAATGAGCAGTCAATTTAAAGTTGCAGGTGAGTACGTAACCGTAGACCAGATTTTCCAAACTATGGAGGAGGGCAACAAACAGCACATGGCTAACAAGCTGTTTAAGCATGGCTGGGTACCTGTCAAGGTCGTGAGGTACCTGCCGGAGGACGTTTACGAGTCTATGGTAGACCGGAGGAACACTGACATATCTACATGCGTCTACTCGGAGGATGACCTCGAACTGGGTGACCGTGTTACACTGACAGACTTTACCCATGAATGGACAGGAGAGTATATCGTTGCGAAGACTGGAGAGGTGCCAGGTGGCAGGGGTCTTATCAGCCTGTCTAGCGGTAACCTTTGGTCTGACACAAGCCTGCTCGGTACCTCTCATGGTGTCGAGTACGTTTTCAAGAAGCTAGACAAGGAGAAGTAAGCATGATGTTATATGACCCATGTGCCACGACTTGGCAGGACGTTAGAGATGAACTGTCTGTCGAAGGCTTTTACGATTACATACGAGAGCAGCCCAGCGAGGCGGTGATAAATCATAATCGCGTATTCGCTGTACTGGCCGACTATGTATATGATATAGCCGCACCTCACTGCGAGAGAGGCTCGGAATATCACGATGATCTGTGTCGGGACTTTCGAGACCAGTGGGAAGAGGAAGATCAAGTGGTCTTTGAATTCTGGAACCATAACATGGGGAAGGATTTCGCAGACTATCAATTAATCCTGGAATATAGGGAGCTAGAAGATGCCATTGCTAAGCATTAATCAGGACGCTAAGACTCGGAAGTCTAACAAGTCGGAGGATTGGCTGACTGCAATTCAGTACCTTGCTCCAGCTAAGGTGGCGGATGGTGTTCGCACTGTCTGCCCAATGGCGGAGACTGCCAAGTGCGAAGAACCGTGCCTGAATACCTCGGGCATGGGCTTCATGACTAGTGTGCAGGATGCGCGTATAGCACGTACACTCCTGTACCTTAATGATAGAGAGGTGTACCTCGAGCAGCTTTATAACGAGGTTATAAGGGCTGAGAAGAGGGCGGCTCGGATAGGCAAGAGCCTAGCGCTGCGCGTCAATGGAACTTCGGATATACCGTGGGAAAATACAGGTATATTGAAGATGTTCCCGCACTTACAGTTCTATGATTACACCAAGCTGCCAACCCGCAAGGTGCCTGACAATTATCACCTGACGGTCAGCTACTCGGGAGCTAATCAGGACTACGCGCGCAAATGTCTTGCGTCAAAACATAATGTAGCGGTAGTATTCAGGGAGGAGTTGCCGCTCTTTTGGGGAGGTCGTGAGGTAGTCAATGGAGACAAGGATGATCTCCGGTTTTTGGATAAGCGAGGCGTGATCGTGGGCTTGCTTGCAAAGGGTAAAGCTAAGAAGGATACTTCTGGCTTTGTTGTTGATCTATAACGAGGTTATAACTATGGAAACATTATTGAGGGAGTTCATTGGTATCTCAGGGGAGGAAACATTTCACTACACTGAGGTAGAACCCGGCGAGTTCGTCATCCACTCGCTGGCGCTGGCGTTGCGCTGGCACACTGAAAAGGGTGAAACATTTGCAGAGACAATCCGCAGGTACCATGCAAAGAGAGGAGGCTACATGCTGGTGACCCGTGCGGAGATGGAGAAATCAAGCATAACAGTACTAGAGGTGAAGTAATGAAGACTTATAACGCGGTTATAACGGAGAAAACCAACCATGAAGAGGTACCAAAATGTGGATAATTCCAAGGAATCACGAACTGTACTCAGTCTTTGCACAGGATATGGTGGAATCGAGAGAGGACTTGAACTTGCTGGGGTCAGAACTCGAGTCCTCGCTCATGTGGAAATCGAAGCCTACGCAGCTGCAAACTTGGTTGCGAAGATGGAAGAGGGTAAGCTGGTTCCGGCACCTGTGTGGACGAATCTTAAAACCCTGCCAACGCGACCTTTTCGAGACCGAGTTGACATACTTACTGGAGGGTACCCATGCCAGCCGTTCAGCCAAGCAGGTAAGCGGCTTGGAGAC